AAGATGCGATTATATGATGTAGAGCAATCTGCACAGAGTGATATTCTTGACAGTGGACAAGAAGAAGAGTATAATGATGAAGAGAAGAAACCTAAGAAATCTTTCGGGGATTTTAAATTCTAATGGCTAAAGAAAAAGTATATGTTCCTGTGGTGGAACCAAAATCAACCCCATACCTTGAGTACATTGAACTTGGTAGGACTGTAACTCCACAACCAGTATTCAGAAAGGATACTATTCGTGTTAGATTACTGCAAAGAAGTTTGGGTAATCCAGCAGAAACCTTTGATACGGAAAAGAATTGGGAATATGATGTTCCTTGGTCTGAAAAGAAAGAAGAGGAGAAAGTAATAACTAAACCTTTAAGAGCAAGAAATGAACAAGGTCAGTTTATTGCTAATGATCCCAATACATCAGAAAATGAAGCATGGGTAGGAGGTAAGGCACCATCAGTTCCTACAATTAAAAGAAAAAGAAAGACAAAATCAAAAATTCAGAATGCCTTAACCAATTTATTAAAAAATGACTAAACAAGTTGATACTCAAAAATACACTGAGTTTGTAGATGCAGTTACTTCTAATGAAAGTAAGAGTTCAGAATCATTCTCAGTTCGTTTAAGAGAACTATATTCAGAAGGACTTTCTGTAGAAAGACTTCTTACTGCTGCTGTAGGAATGTCTGCTGAATCTGGTGAGTTTACTGAAATAGTAAAGAAGATGATATTTCAGGGTAAACCAGTGAATGAAGAAAATCTATTTCATCTTAAGAGAGAACTTGGAGATATCATGTGGTATGTTGCTCAGGCATGTATGGCACTTGATACAGATTTCAATGAGATCATTGAGATGAATGTTGATAAATTAAAGTCACGTTATCCTGGTGGTGAGTTTGATGTTCACTTCTCAGAAAACCGTAAAGAAGGAGATGTATGAAAGAAGAATTGTTATCAATGATAAAGGAGAAAGCTTACCGTAAAGGAGAGTTTAAACTTTCTTCTGGTAAGACAAGTGAGCATTATGTGAATTGTAAACCAGTTACATTAACTGGAAGAGGTTTGACTCTTATTTCTATGATGATGTTGGAGCATGTAGAGACACCTGTAGTAGCAGGTCTTACTCTTGGTGCTGACCCTTTAGTATCTGGTGTTGCCGTTTGCTCTGCATTGGATAAGAAACTTATAGATGCTCTTATAGTTCGTAAGGAACCTAAAGGTCATGGAACAGGAGCATGGATAGAAGGTCCAGAGTTTCCAAAAGGAACAAAGGTAACTGTATTAGAAGATGTGGTAACTACAGGAGGATCATCTATCAAAGCAGTAGAAAAACTTAGAGATGCGGGTTATGAGGTTAATAGGATTGTAACAATTGTTGATAGACAAGAAGGTGGTGAACGTGCTATAATAGATGCAGGACTTGAACTTAAAAGTCTATTCACCATAGATGATTTATGCCAAGAATGAATCTTGAAACTAAATTAGTTTTTGCACTAGAACATGTTGCACACCTTGAAGACCTTATAGAAGGTAATGAGTGGGAAACATATTTAGCTCAAAGTCTTTCAACTATGAAATATGAGTTTGAGAGACAATTGAGTCTTGAACAACATCGAAAGGAATCAAAATGATTTTAGTTTTTATTATAGTAGGATTACTATTTTTTATTATGGGATATGGATTGTATCTCACAATAGGGCCTGGTAAAACAGAATTACGTGATCCTATTGATGAACATGCCAAGATGCATGAACTTGGTATAGCACATGGTCATGGTGGTAGTAAGGATGCATATGAGATGTCTGGAAAATTAAAGAACACAAAGGATGGTGACGTATAATGCATGATTCTTCTAAATTATTAACTGGATTAAAGTTCAAACAAACTTTAAGATATGGTGAGAATCCACAACAACAAGCAACCTGGTGTGTTTATCCAGAACATGGATTATCATCAGCAAAACAATTACAAGGTAAAGAGTTAAGTTATAACAATCTTATAGACTTAGATGCAGCAGTATCAACAGTAAAGGAATTTCCTGATGAACCTGCTGCTGTTGTAATTAAGCATACTAATCCTTGTGGTGTTGCTATAGCACAAACTATAGATTTGGCTCTTAAGAGAGCATTAGATTCTGATAGGATAAGTTGCTTTGGTGGTATTATTGCTCTTAACAGAGAAGTAGATGCTTATTGTGCTAGAGAAATAGTTAGTGCTTTTTATGAGTGTATAGTTGCTCCTTCATTTAATGAAGATGCTCTAAAGATACTTTCTGATAAGAAGAACTTGAGATTACTTGAGTTAGATATTGATAACATTCAATTAAAACCATATAATGTCAGAAGTATTCTTGGTGGAGTATTAGTTCAGGAAAAGGATAATGATCCAGTTAATATTGATGATTGGAAAGTAGTTAGTGAAAGACAACCAACAGTTCAAGAAAGAATTGATTTAACATTTGCTTGGAAGGTTTGTCGTCATGTTCGTTCTAATGCTATTTTGGTTGCCAGTGATGGAGCAACATTAGGTGTGGGTGCAGGGCAAATGAATCGTGTTGGTTCAGCAAAGATTGCTTTAACATCATATACTCAAGTTAGTGGTGCTGCATTAGCAAGTGATGGATTCTTTCCATTCGGAGATACTGTAAGACTTGCATATGATTATGGTATTAAAGCACTCATTCAACCAGGTGGAAGTATTAAGGATCAAGAATCAATTGATGCTTGTAATGAACTTGGTATGACTATGATATTCACAGGTAAACGACATTTCTTACATTAAAAATTATGACTTATTACGCATTATTAAGTGTTTCGGACAAAACAGGTATTGTAGATTTTGCAGAAGGATTAGTCCGTGCTGGATATGAAATTATATCTAGTGGTGGAACTCATGCTGTTCTTCAGGCAGAAGGTATACCAGTAATGAGGGTGTCTGATTATACTGGTTCTCCAGAGATTCTTGATGGAAGAGTAAAGACATTACATCCAAAGATTCATGGTGGTATTCTTGCTCAACGTGATAATTCTAGTCATGATTTAGACCGTAAGGTAAATCGTATTGAATTGATTGATATCGTTGCAGTTAATCTATATCCATTTAAAGAGACAGTTGCTAAACCAGATGTAACTCTTGAAGAAGCAATAGAAAATATTGATATTGGTGGTCCTAGTATGGTTAGGTCAGCAGCAAAGAATTATAAGGATGTTGCTGTATTAACTAATCCAAATCAGTATGGTATTTACTTGGATTCTATAAAAGGTAATATATCAATTAAACCTGAGACTTTAAGAAAGCAATTTATGTTAGAAGCATTTAAACATACTGCTGAGTATGATGCTACTATTAGTGCTTGGATGGAAAATAATGGATTATAAAACCTCTGGTGTTGATATAGAAGCAGGAGATGCTTTTGTAGGTAACATATCTCAAATTGTTAAATCTACTCATAGGCCTGAGGTCTTGGGTAGATTTGGTGGTTTTAATGGAATGACTAAAATTCCTACAGGATATGAGAAACCTGTATTAGTTTCTGGTGCTGATGGTGTAGGAACCAAAGTTCATGTTGCCGAATTAAATGCAACTGGTAATCCGTCTGTTATGCGTGGTATAGGACTTGATCTTGTTGCCATGTGTGTGAATGATGTAATCACTTGTGGTGCAAAACCATTATATTTTTTAGATTATATTTGTACATCAGATATAAAAACATATGGAGATTGGGTAAAGGAATTAGTTAGTGGTATAGCAGAAGGATGTAATCTTTCTGGATGTAGTTTATTGGGTGGAGAAACAGCAGAACATCCACAACGTTTAGGACTGGTAGATCCTGTTAGAGATCTTGCGGGATTTTGTACTGGTATTGTAGAAGAGAATGAAATAATAGATGGTAGTTTGATACGTGAGAGTGATGTAGTTATTGGTATTGAGAGTAATGGAGTCCATAGTAATGGATATAGTTTGATTAGAGATATGTTATTCAGACATAAGATATATCTGAGTGATATGCCAGAACTTCTTAATCCAACTATAATCTATGCTCCTGTTGTAGAAAGTTTATTAAAAGATTTTCCTATCATGGGAATGGCACATATTACTGGTGGTGGAATACCAGGTAATTTACCAAGGTGTATTCCAGAAGGATTAAAAGTTGATGTTGATTATAATGCTTGGCCAATGCCTAAGTTATTCAGTAAGATTATGCTTGCTGGTGAGATACCAGAAGAAGAGATGAAGAAGACTTTTAATATGGGTATTGGGTATTGTGTGGTTGTTCCTGAGAATGTGGCAACGGATGTCCAATTAAGAATACATGGACATGATATGAAGTCTTGGATTATCGGGGAAGTAACACATATATAATACAGAGTATAAAATGTTACTATGAGAGACCAACTAATCAAGGCATTATTAGCACATGCACAAGGAGATATCCAAAAGCATGTAGCAAACGTAGAGGTTTATTTAACCAACCCTGCTGGTATTGGCGAGCACTCTAATATTGTGGAAGCAATTGAAGAAGAGATTAATACAATTGCCAAGTATCAAGACCAGATTGATGTAATAAATAAATACTTCAAAAAGTGATTGAAGTATGGCAAATATTTCGGAAGTATTACTTGCTATTAATGAGGTTCTTTCTGGATATGATACTACAGTAACAGGTGGTGCTACAGTATCATATCTTCAAATAAATGGAAAGGAAAGAATTGATATTCGTGAAGAAATAAAGGAAAAATTAACTAAGGTAGGGATTAAATACGAACAAAAGAAAACTCCAAAATCTAGTTTTGAAGGTATAGAAATTAAAGAAAGTGGCTCTTCAGTTTTAAGAATAATCTTTAAAACTAGTGGTGGTGGATCAGGTGGTGGAGCTGCTTTAACAAAACTTGCAGAATCCGCACAAGCGGTTTATGCTGCTGTTGCTTTTGGATTGGGTAGGACTATAAAGGATAAAGATATAACCACGGAAAATGTTGAAAAATATAAGAAACTTTATGATGTTGATGGTAAGTTAACTGAAATTTTAAATAAGTTACCTGATATTTGGATGGAATCGTCTGTATTGGGTGCTAATGAACTCTATAAAGAATTTAATGGTCTTAAGGGAGTAAAGTTTCATAGGGGAGGTGAAGTTGTTGAAAATATTGAAAAACAATTTAAAAGAATTAAAAGTAAAGAAGGGGTGAGAATGGATATTAATAAATGGTCTCCAGCAGACATTTATTTAACAACTCCAAAATATGATCCAAAGTGTTTAGAAGATGAAGAATCTATTAGAGGATTAAATCAATGTATGAATGAAAGGATTAGTCCAACAGATCCAAAGATGTTTGGAATTTCATTGAAAAAAATGTCCAATAATGCATCATTAAAACTTTTAAATTTTGATAAAAAGGATGCAACTGAAAAGGAATTCTCTAAAACTGAAATGACTTGGAGTAGTAAGGACATGTATATAATTTTTAAAGATGGAACTAAAATTCAATTTAGGGGATTCTCTGGAGATAATCTATCTGGTTGGCAAGGTGAAGTAAAAGGTTCTAAAGCTAATCAAGGTAAGATTGGTGGTGGTCCAGTAAATTTACTTTTAAAACTACATGGACAACCATTAGTGGATATTAAAGTTGCAACTAAACTTAAAAGTGAATCTCAGAGAGGTGCTGTAATAGCAAACTTGATAGCAGGGTTAAAATCTTTATTAGGAACTCAATTTAGTGAAAATAAATTCTTAGCAATGCAAACTTCTATGAAAGAACAAGAGTTTCTTGCTTGGGTGTATTCAAAATCACAGGGAGTACAACTTGCACAAATAGTTAATTCTGTTAAAAATAAAATTAAAAGAGATCAACTTTGTGAGGATTTTTATTTGTATGCTAATTCTAGATCAGCAATTGCTGCACCATATTATAAGTTAGAATGATGAACCCAGAAATACAAGCAATCATTCAGAGTTTTGAACCTGATTCAAAGAAACCTAAAGAAAGGTATTCTGAATTTTTAGCCTACTGTTATTACAATCTTGACAAAATGATAAATAATTACAAGTTTAAAGATTTTGATAGGGAACTACTTATCAAATATATTCTTGCACATA